ATCTTAAAGGATGCTTCTTGCGACTTTAATCCAACTTCAAATGTAACATTAACAGAAAGAATCTTACAACCAGAAGAATTCCAAGTAAACTTACAACTATGTAAAAAGGATTTCAGACAAGACTGGGATGCACAATCTATGGGCTTTAGCCAATATGATAATCTTCCTAAAAAATTCTCTGATTTCTTAATTGCACAGGTTGCAGCTAAAGTAGCTCAAAAAGTTGAGCAAAACATTTGGCAAGGTGCAACAGCAAACGCAGGTGAGTTTAATGGATTCCAAGCTTTACTTGCAGCAGACGGAGACGTTGTTGATGTTGCAGCAGTAGGTGGAGGATTAACTTCAGGTAACATTATTGCAGAACTATCAAAAATAGTTGATGCTATTCCATCAGCAGTTTATGGTAAAGAAGATGTTAATATTTACATACCATCAAGTGCAGCTAAATTATATGTACAAGCACAAGCGGCTTTAGGATATAGAGAGCTTTACAACGTTGGTAAAACAGAAATGAACTTTCAAGGTATTCCACTATTTACAGCACCTGGATTAGGTGATAATAAAATGGTTGCTGCTGAATCATCTAACTTATTCTTTGGAACTGGTCTATTAAATGACTGGCAAGAAGTTAAGTTAATTGATATGGCTGACATTGATGGAAGTCAAAACGTAAGAGTTGTCTTAAGAGGAAGTGCTGGCGTACAGCATGGAATTGGTGGAGACATTGTACTTTACGCATAATAATAGTTTAACATAAAAAGGGTAGGTTGGAATAGTCTTGCCTACCTTTTTTTATATAAAATAATAATAATATGGCATGTAATTTAACACTAGGTAGAAAAGAACCATGTAAAGATGTGGTTGGCGGTATTAAAGCTGTTTATTTTGCTGACTTTGGAACTTTTGCTACACTTGCTTATAATAATACAGATACAGATTTGATTGATACGCTAGGGAGTAGTTTGACAGTAAGAAAATATGAAGTAAAAGGCAACTCATCTTTTGAGCAAAACATTACTTCTTCAAGAGAAAATGGCACTACGTTTTTTGAACAGACATTAAATTTAACACTTCACAAACTTACAAAAGAAGATAATAAAGAATTGAAACTTATGTCTTATGGGAGACCACACATTATAGTTGAAGATTATAATAAAAACGTTTTTGTAATGGGGTTAGAAAATGGTGCTGATGTTTCTGGTGGTACAATAGTAACAGGTGCAGCTATGGGAGATTTAAGTGGTTATACACTTACTTTGTCTGGTATGGAAAAAGTACCAGCTAATTTTATAGAGAAAGCAGCAGTAACTGAAACTATTGTAACTACACTTACAAACGCAGGTATAAGTACAATAACAGCAGGTACTAATTCATAATAATTAATATTTACTTGAATTTAAAAGAGGGAGTGTCTAACATTCCCTTTTTTTATATAAACAATTTAAATATTATTTGTTATTTATAATATGATTATACTTTCTACATCTACAGGTGGTCAGACTTTTAAGATTATACCTAGAAGCAGTCCAAATACAGCAACTTTTGAGCTTTTGGATAAATCAACTAGAGTATCATCTAATATTGGAATTACCGTTAGCAATTCAAACGGCTATATGTCTGTAACTGGTTTTTTTAGTTTAAAGGAAGGTAGATTTTATACATTTAAAGTAAAAGACGGTAATACAATTATATATAGAGGTACTATTTTTTGTACAGACCAAACTAATTTTAATATATTTGATGTACATTCTGGAGAATACACTACAGAAAACTCTTATGATAATGATTTCGTAATATTATGACAAAAAAAAGAACTTATACTAAAAGAAAAAAAGATAACGGACAGATTCATGTTGTTAATCTTGATTCATACACTAGACCAGAAGTTGTTGAACAATACAATAGAGAGTATGTTGAATATGGAGAAGACAACGATTATTTCCAATATTTAATTGATAGATATAACGGCTCTCCTACAAATAATGCAGCTATAAATGGTATTTCTGAAATGATATATGGTAAAGGAATAGAAGCTGTAGATAATAAAGATAAACCAGAAGCATATAAAGAAATGAAAGAGTTGTTTGAAAAACATACTATGAAAAAAATATGCTATGATTATAAAATGATGGGTCAAGCTGCACTCCAAATAATCTATTCTAAAGACCGTTCAAGAATTGTTCAAATAGAACATATAGCTGTAGAGTCATTAAGGGCAGAGAAAGCAGGAAAAGACGGTTCAGTAAAGGCATATTATTATGCTAAAGACTGGAAAGAAGTAAATTCATCAACAAAACTAAGAAGAATACCTTCTTTTGGTACAAGTAAATCTGGTTTAGAGATTTTATATATAAAACCTTATAAAGCTGGTTTTTATTATTATGCACCAGTAGGTTATCAAGGTGGATTACAATATGCAGAATTAGAAGAAGAAATAGCTAATTATCATATTAATAATATACAAAACGGTTTAGCTCCTAGTATGCTTATTAACTTTAATAATGGCGTACCAAGTGATGAACAAAGAGAAAGAATTGAACATAGAATTAGAGAAAAGTTTAGTGGAAGTACAAACGCTGGAAGATTTATATTAGCTTTTAATGATAGTAAAGAATTAGCAGCTAATATTGAACCAGTAGTTTTATCTGATGCACATGAACAATATAAGTTTTTAAGTGATGAATCTATGAGGAAAGTAATGGTTTCACACAGAATAGTATCACCAATGTTAGTAGGAATTAAGGACAATACTGGTTTAGGTAATAATGCTGAGGAGTTGCAAACAGCTTCAATATTAATGGATAATACAGTTATAAGACCTATGCAAGTAACAATACTTGATGAATTAGAAAAAATATTAATATATAATGATATTGAATTAGATATATACTTTAAAACTTTGCAACCATTAGAGTTTACAGATTTGACAAATGCACTTACTGATGCGGAAATAGAAAAAGAAACTGGTATAAAAAAAGATGAAATAGAAGATGAAGAAAAAGATGTTGAACAAGAAATAGAAGAATAATGGCAAAAGCACTATTTATAAGAAGAAGCGACATAGTTAAAAATACAGCATTAAACTCAAATGTTGATACTGATAAATTTATACAGTTTATTGAACTAGCACAAGAAATACATATACAGAACTTTTTAGGTACTGATTTATATGATAAAATTAGTAATGATATATTAGGAACAGGTGGTGCTACTTTAACAGGAAATTATTTAATATTAGTTAATACATATATACAACCCATGTTAATTCATTACGCTATGGTTGAATATTTACCTTTTGCCAGTTATAGTATAGCTAATGGAGGTGTCTTTAAACATCAAAGTGAAAACTCACAACTTGTAAGTAAAGAAGAAGTAGATTATTTAGTACAGAAAGAAAGAGAGTATGCTGAATATTATACACAAAGATTTATTGATTATATGAGTTTTAACCAATCTTTAT